GATCGCACCCAGCTTGGGGATGACTTTTACTCAGTGAACACTAAGCCTAAGAACAAAGTGCACCTTGCTCTCAATGATAAAGAAGTCGTGTGCAAAAGTGCGCCATATAACAATGCCACCTTTGTGGGCCTTGAATACCTCAAGCTTGTGACTTGCGCACGGTGCCAGACTAAAGCCAGGCTTGCTAGCCTCAAGCCTCCGCTAAAATCGGATGGCCAAACTCATCCACTGCAACCTGCAACGAGCTTGCTTCTCGGAGCTTGACCACAGTTTTAACAGCTTCCATGTAGATCTTGAGGCCTGCTTCAAGAGCCTTTACCATCTCGGCATCGGACTCCTGCGCATCGTCAAGGATTTCAACTTCGAACTTATAGAGCCTTAGCGTTTTCACTGGGTTTCATGATACTGTTTTTTTAAATGTCTAAAAGGCTAAATGTAGAAGACCCTAAAGTTTTTGACCTCTGGAGAGAGCTCTATTCAGACCTCTCAGACGCTGAGCAAGCAGAATTCTATGATGATCTAGAAGCCAAATACCCTTGGCAGCAACACTTTCATCTTGATTATTTTAACTCCGCTCTTTACGGCAAGCCCGGTCTAAGGGTTCTAGAAGTTGGTGGCTGGAAGGGCGAAATGGCTTCCCAGATGCTGGCTACTCACGCTGGGATCTCTGCCTGGCACAATATTGAGCTATGTAAAAAGGCAACTGATAAGACCGTCTACATGCCCAGAGATGGCGTGTATACGTTTGAAAACCCAGCCTCATTCACGTGGTTTAAAGCTCCTCGCACTGTGGAGGCAGATGTATTCATCTGCGCTCACACCATTGAACACTTTCAAGATCAAGATCTCTGGAGCCTACTTAGCTGGGCAGATGGCATACCGCTGGTTTGCTTAGAAGCACCTATTGCTATGGGCACCAATGACTGGTCTGGCTATGGCGGTACGCATATCCTGAAAGCTGGGTGGTGTGAGATTGGCGTATTTATGCAGGCACAAGGCTACGAGCCGATCTTTATCTCTCCGCACTGCTTCCGCTACCTAAAAGCATGAGACGCATCCACCCTACAGCTATTATCCATGACAATGTGTCGCTGGGTGAGGGGTGCATTGTAGAGGCTTATGCTGTCCTGGGGTCGCCTGCTGAGCATCGCGGTTTTTTTGGTAAGCCTCCTGGCAAGGTGATCATCGGCAAGAACTGCGTGATCCGGGAATACGTCACCGTGAACGCTGGCACCACAGGCGACACTGTTGTCGGGGATAACTGCTGGCTCCTTAGAGGGTCACACGTGGGCCATGATGCGGTGGTGGGTGCAAACGTCACGCTTTCTTGCAACTCAGTTGTAGGAGGGCATGCTGTTATCATGGACTGGGCAAACCTTGGGATTGGGGCTGCTGTCAGGCAGCGCCTAGTGGTAGGAGCTGGCGTGATGCTAGGCATGAATGCTGTTGCCACTAAGCATCTTGAGCCCTTTTGCGTTTATGCTGGTATTCCAGCGGTGATCATTAAGCAAAACAATCTCGCCATCGAGAGATCTGCACTTTCTAGTGATGAAATAGCGGAGCTTATGCTAGCTTTTAAAGCTCTATGCAGAAACCCACTCTAGGCGTCGTACTTCTGTGCTTTAACAATGAAAAGGTGCTGGAGGCTTCGCTAAGAGAGCTAGAGCGGCTCGACATGTCAGCCTTTGGCCTCGTAGAACTGCACGTTTTTGACCCTGGATACCCCCTAAAGAACTACACCAACTGGAAGGCTGTCGTGCGAAAACACTGCGGCTACTACTATGAGATGACCAACAAGGGGCAAACCAAAAACATCCTCGCCACTGTGCCGTTTATGGCGAAATATGACTACGTTCTAGCCTGGGAGCCTGATGCAAAGCTCAACAATCGCAACTATCTCAACATCTGCATGGAGCATATCGCGCTAGATAAAGAAGTTGGCTATGTGATGCCAATGCACCAGGAGTGGGTTTACCAGAGACAGGGCGAAACTCGCATGGTCACATCCGCACTAGAGGCAAAAGAAGTCACATTCCAGGGTGGGTGGCCGCAAGTGTTCTACACTAAGGCTGCATGGGCCAAGCTTTTTGCTTTGACGCAGTCCTGCAAGGGGCCATATGGCGGTACTGAGTATGATATCTGGAAGGCACTGCAGCCAGTGAAGGGTCTCATGCTGCGGAATGTTGTGGATACCGTGGACCAGTCCCTCTATGACGACAGCTATAAAGCCTGGAAGGCTGAAACCATTGGTAGAGATGATCAAAAGTTCTTTGAGGAGCATTTGAAGATATGAATAACCCCATAATCGCCATCGAAGATCACTTCTTTGACAACTACCCAGCAGTCCTTAACGCCTTCCACCATGCCACATACCAAGATTTCACACTCAGCATAGACGGCGTAACGTACCCCTATATTTCCCCTGATATACCAGGTCCCTTTAAATATGAACTCCTCTACAAGCTAGAGCGTCTCCTTGGCGCCAGGATTCGCCACAACTACCTTTTCGCCAGGGCAATGCCCGAAGGCTGCAGCAAGCCAGCGAAGATCCATAGCGATCGCGACATGGGCGCATTCACAGCTCACGTCTACCTGTCACCAGAGAGCGCACAAGCCTCTACAAGCTTCATGAAGCATGTGGGCCTGGGCACAGTGGCAGGGCCAGACCTTGACGGCTCTGAGTGGTCGCAGGACCCTGGCGAATGGCAGAAGTATCTCACCTGCTGGGGTGCGCCAAATAGGCTACTCGTCCACCATGCTGCACACTTTCACTGCGCTGAGCCATCTGAGGGCTTTGGCACCTTGAAAAATGACGCGAGACTCATGCTCACGTGCTTTTTTGACGTAATCTAAGAGCATGTTACCAAGCGATTTAGGCGATGATCTAGAGCTATTTGAAAGCGACTGGGAAACGGAATATGAGATGGCACTCCTTGATGCAGAGGAGTGGGGACTGGGGTTCTTTATCGTCTTTTCAGACGGCACAATGGGGCGCTCGACAATTGCTGAGGTTTCTGAAATTGTGGATGAATGGAAAAAGAAAGTAGCTCTGAGCTAAACGCCGAACAAGAGAGATACCTCCTGGGGATGCAGAATGCACGGGGCTCCGACCCTGGCCATTACTACCATCCAGCTACAGGGATCATGGCAGCCGACAGAGAAACTGCATTAGCCAAAGTTGCCGAGAGACAGACTAAGCCACAGCACTACCAAGCTGGCAGCATCCAGCCGTGGGACTTTATCATTGACCAGGGTATGGGCTTTCTAGACGGCAACGTGGTCAAGTATCTCTGCAGATACCGCAAGAAGAATGGCCTGGAGGATCTCCTCAAAGCACGCGAATACCTCGCCAAGCTTATCGCTTCGGAGCAAGCACTCTTGTCGAAATAATCACCTTCTTTAGAATGCTGAAGAACTCGCGATTGTTCTCCTTCTCCTTGGCGCTTTTGGTCTGAAGCTCCCACGTAGTGATCTCCACATGCGCACGGGAGAGATACTCAACCTTACCCCACACTTTGCACTCCATAGGGTCGCCATTCATACAGTGGTCCCAAAACAGCACTTCTACGAGGTCGCCTTGTTTCATTGGGTTAGGATACGACCTTTTGCGTAATACAAAGGACAGCTATATTCAAATAATACGCATCTTGATTCCAGCGGACTTGATATATGGCCGCAACTTCTGCATTCTGAATAGGAACTTAGTTGGCGGTAAGATTCTTCAGACGCTGGGACTAAGGGGCCATATGAGGGGACCAGGGGAATGTACGACACCCTCGACGTGATCGTGTACTCGTGAGACAGGCTAGGGGGAGCAAATGAAACGCTTCTCCAGCAATAGCTAGATTAAAAGCCCTAGCTAGTCTCAAGGGGAGTTTAAACGCGTGTACTTGGGGCTCAAGCTGTGAGCCCGACAGTGATAAAACTGCTGCCTGTGTTACAGATAAAACACATGGGCCTGACCGAAGGGTGGACTCATCCGACGACTCTGAAATGAACCCTAGGCTAGCTATTTTTATAGCTGGTTTAGGGCCTCTTGTGCCTTACTTTCCCTCCAAGCGGATCTAACCTCAAACTCATCGGGGGACGCAACATAGCAACTTTGTTTTAGAGTCTTAAAATAAACTCTAGGGAGCAAAGCGACCGGGTGCAGCTAAGTAGCTAAGAATAAAAGTAAGCGTGTCATCTAAAGTAGCTATAGAGTTCCTAATAAGAAAAACAAACTTGCCTTACCCGATACGCAGGTTTAAGGATCAAAAAAATGGCCACAGACAACACACTCACCGAGTTAGAGCTTCACAAAAAAGACACCTGCTATATCTTTTCGGATGGGTCATGTTGGAAGCCTGGAGGTAGGGGTGCTGCAGCTTGGGTGGCAGTGTATGACTTCGATGTCACCTACTCCTCAAGATGCTTCAGCAACACAACCAACAACCAAATGGAACTCACAGCAGCTTTAGATGGTCTCTACTGGGCAGCAGAAAACGGCTTTGAAAAAGTTGTGCTCATCTCAGACTCCCAGTACACCCTAAGCTGCATTGGCGAATACCCTAAGAAGTGGGTGGCAACAAATTGGCTTATCAAAGGCGAACCAGTCAAAAACCAAGACCTCATCAAACCCCTCCTCCAGGTAGCCAAAAGATTCAAGCACCTCGAACTCCACTGGACCAGGGGACACGCTGGATGCTTCTACAATGAAAAGGCTGATGCCATGGCTGAGGGCTTCAGGGAGTATAGGCCTACCACTGTAAAAAACTACGATGGCCCTCTATCTGCCCCGACATGCCACAAGCACACCTTTGAGGCTGAGCACCTTGAGCCCGGTTACTACGAGCAAAAGAAACGCGAAGATAAGCTCAAAAAAAAAGAGAAAAAGCTGAACTCAAAGCCCTACGTGCAAAACCAGTTCGCGCTGTTCCAGTAAACAGTGTCCGCCATGTTATAGAAACCGTCACTAGGTCTGATGGCTCTAGAGCTAAGGTTGTTCGAGAAGTTCCAGCTTAAACCAAGTAAGGCTTGCGCTCAGGCTCAGCATCAGGATTGCCCCTTACGTGGTGCTTGACCCAAGTGGAACCCTTTTGATTGTAGACACCGTCTCGATCTTTACCGATACCACCAGGCAACAGTCGCCAGTGGCCACGCACAAACCACGACGACTCCCATTCAATCGTGCGAGCAAAAGCTGGCGCCGGGGCTGCCTCATGCTTGCCATGCAGGCGAATCACGCGACCAATGCTCTTCGTGTACTTGTGATTGCCAATGCGGATGGGGATTTGCCGGGTGTACTTCTCTGAGCCAATCGTGCTGGATCTGAGTTTTGCGCAGAACACGTCAAGGATAGTCATAGCCATGGCATACATCGCATGGTTCCAGTCGGGGTCTAAAAGGTCCAAGGTAATGCTGTGAAGCTGCGCTGGCACCGGGCTACCTACATCAATGCCTTTGCTGGCAAAAATGGCATCAATCTTGGTGGCAGACCTCTCGATAAAGAAGATCCACGGCACACCCACGAGTTGACCTGCCCACTTATGATCCTGACTTGCAACTCTAGATCTCCAGCAATTGTCACCAGTCTGCTCTAGATAGCAAACAGGGTACGGCAGGGATAGCTGCTCTATGCGTTCAAACAGCACATCTGGAGAGATCCGCTGGCCAGCTTTCAGGCTAGTGAACTCGGCATAGTCGCCATAGAACACGTGAGCCTCTGTGAGCTTGCGGTAATCTTCAGGATCTTCAAGCTGGTCAGCGAGCATCTCTAAAACCTCTGGATAGAGAAAGATATCAAACCGTGCCATAGCCCACATTATAACGCGCTGGGTCTTAGAGTGTCAACATGAGAGTGTGGGGGTGTGAACCCTTACGAGTAAATAAAAAGACCCTGGTTGGAGCTGAAACTCCTTCCAGGGTCGCAATCCAAGAAAGGCCCATCCAAAGGCCACAACCAATACAGAGTACTACTCAGTCCAAAGGCACTCAATAAGGCTAAGCTTTAACTGAGCCGACAGGTCGGAATCTACGATGTACTTGGCAACTTTGTTGATAGCTAAGTAGATCTCGTTACCAGTGAGATCGGATACTGGCTCGATGTAAGGCACAGATGCCTCTTCAACTTCACACTCAAGGCGATACTTCTGCGTGGTCTTAGGGGCCACACCTAGCTCCTTCTTGATCTCTGCGTTAGTTGCGCCATCCGCAATCCGCTTCAATAACTTTGCTTTAGTCTTATGGGACATTCTTGCCATTTAAATAGCTCCTTCTAATTAGACCCACGGCCATACGGCGTGCGCAATTATCACGCAAGGGAAAAGAGAGTCTGAAGTAAACGACGCACCGCAACCATCTTGCGGTTACACAGTAACTAAGCTTACACTCAGCCACATGAGACACCTCTTCAACTGGACCTATTACTACCACTACCTAACCCTCGCCCAAGCGCGAGAAGCTAAACGCCTACACCTCCAACTAGCCAACAAATACACCCAAGCAGACAGGCTAAGGGAACTTGCAAACGAACTCCTACAACCTAGCTGGCTAACCCTCGCGATGGGGCGAGTAAGCAAACAAGCACGCTAGCCCACTGGCCCACAAGCCTGCACTCACACACGGCCTGCCAGTTCACTGACTAGTGAAAATTCAGGCTGGTGTGCAATGGAGCATGGGTGCTACCGCGCTGGACAGCTATCTGCTGGAGGCTTACTGCGCCGAAGGCCGAGTACCCGAAAGTTTCAGAAAAAGTGTAAGGGGGGATATATACACATATTTGGGTGGGGAGGGTGGTTGGCGGGCCCACCCCCCTTAACATAATCTTAACCCAACCTTAACCAGATCTTCACACTCCCTCACATGCACCAATCAATACGCACACATAGCCCAATGGCCACGTGCCCAAGGCTAGGGGTATGGTGGCATGGGGGTCACAGGTCTATTAGAGGCGTGGCATATGGGGGCGTATGGTTACAGGGGCTTAGGTGCTTGGGGGCTGGCTTGCTACCATACAGTGGCACACCTTTTAATAGAATATTCTGGGTATATATATACATAGAGAATGATCAAACAGCCCCTGCCTCAAGCTTGATAGCATCCATCTCACCAGCATAAAGGCACGCTTATCGTGCTGGTATGCCAGTGAGAGAGCGGCACAGCAGGCCATCAGCCAGCATACCGCCTATCTACTGGCATGCCGTGCATCCTGTTGCCTGGATGGCGTGCATGACGTGTAGACCACGCTAATGGCATGAGCTCTTAAAACAGCCCACAACGGCCACTAGTGAGCAGGTGCCCTGATGCTCTGGCACTATCTCAATCGTGGCATGGTGGGGGTTTTAAAGCTGTCTAAGGAGTTGCTGTGTGCAAAAGATCGACATGGGTTAGATTAGGTTGTGATTTTGAGGCTTTGACTTAGTTTCTGCAATTGCAGCGTCAAGACTGTCAACTAGTTCTACACCAAACATGCCACACCTTTGTGAGAATCCGTGGCGTTAGCGTTGGCATGCTGGTTGCATCTACTTAGGTATTATGAGAACAGATAAACTAGAAGCCCTTCTTAACCTTTCGTTTATAATTGGTTTTGCCTTTGTACTTTCTACATTCAGCCCCATCACAGCATCTGAAGCCTCTGCCAGTCTTGAAGGTATGCCAGTGTTAACGCAGTATAGCCGCAACGCGTCAGATGCATATGAGATGGATGAGTACGAAGTGTGCACCTTGGTACACAAGTTGCCTGATTCTGAATGTGACAAGCTGATTGAAGAGGTTAACTAGTATGTATCGCCTGACTCTTCGCAACTTTAAAGACGCCATCATTTGGACAGGCACGTATAAAACGCTGCAGACCCTTCGGCGCGCAGCCGATCGGCAAGACTGCATCTATGGCAGCTATCTGCGCCGTGAGATTGTGCAGCTCTACACTGTTAAGAATGTGCAAACTGGTGAGCTGTCGAGATGGTCAATGGCTCAGATCCTTGCAGAGGTTAACCGTGATCGCACTGCAGACTGGTCTGACTATACCTCCGCTGACTTCGCAGAAGGGCTAGAGGCCTTCACTGAGTATCGTTTGAAAACGTCGCCCTTAACCAAAGCTTAAAGGAGTGAATTATGATCATCAACATCGCACCCTATACCGCTCTAGGTTTCAACGAATCCCAAGCCACCACCCTAGCATGGGCTGAGCATTATGAGAGCAGGATGGCTGAGGTTGAATACCGCTATCAAGGCTTAGTAGATGGCACCATACGCATCGATGTTTACTGTGAAGATTGTAAGCAAGGTGGCCAGTTCTTGCCATCCACAACTAGAGACTTCATCACCGCTCACAAAGGCCACAGCACGAAAAGCTTCAAAGTACGCTAGCCAACCCTTAACCAAAGTTTAACTGTGCCCACTGCCACAGGTTTAATAGAATGAAGTTATGAGAAGCACGACATTAAAACTCCTAGCCCTAGTGAGCCTTGCAGCATGCGGCCAGTTCCGCCCTACTGCCAGCTCACCAGAGCTAGAAGCATACGCTGTGGCCTTTGAAGAGGCTGCCCTTGAGCATGGCATGCTGGTGCGCTCTAAGCCCATGGTGCTGGTTGATAGCTTCTCTCTCAAAGGTAACGGTGAGTTTCAGGCTATCTGCGTCTCTTATAGGGGCAAGCCATCACACGTTGAGGTCTTAAGGTCCACATATGAGAAGCTCACAGACGATGGCATGGAGGCTCTCACCTTTCATGAACAGGCACACTGTGCCCTAGGCTTAGATGGCCATGATAACAGCATCGCCTTGAGAGCTCCTGTTGCGCCTAATGGATCAGCTTGGGGTTATTCGCGTACTTACCTCATTGACGAACTATTTGACGCTGTAAACAAATAAACCCTTTGAATTCAGCCCCTGTATAAAAGTTCAACACTAAGACTGCCACACATCCTAAGAATCTCCACACCTTAACCGTGGCACGCCGCTTGCAACTACCTAGGTAAGCCCGAGTAACGGGCAGAGGAGACCACAGTATGAGAACGCTCTTAGATATCAGTAACGAGTACCGCGCAACATACCGCCAAGGCCTAAACCTTAAAACCAAGAAGGCTTCGCAAAAGAAGTTTGAGATCTGCCGTGAACTCTCAAGAGAGTTTGGCGATGTACTGCAAGAGACCCTGCAAGAGGGCGAGGTACTCACTGGCGCTCTCTTCGGCATCACTGGCATCATCGGTGGCGCTGGTGCTGCGTACCCTGAAGCCAAGATCACCGTCTTGAATGTTTATTCAGAGCAGGTTGTGGTCGCTATACCAACAGCAGAATACCCCAATGGCGAGGTATTCAAGATCAACTTCTTAGACGGTTACATGGCAGAACGTAACCTTAACGCCCTCTTAACGCTTAAATCAAAAAAGGTGGCTTAACATGAACTTCATTCAAACAGTTCTCCTAAGCACCACTGATTCATTCGGCACCAAGACAATAGCTTACAAAGCCACTGATTCTAAAATCTACGTCCAGTCTGCAGATGAAGGCAGCCACTATACCTTGGACGCTGGCAGCAGAGCACATGGTACAGAAGTCAAGCCAGTGGATGGCACCATTGACCTTAGTTTTATTTTTAAAAGAGAGAGGGCTTAACATGAAACTCATTAAACTAATCCAAACAAAGTACCTAGGGCCTACTAATTTTAAGGGGTCAAGAGTTAAGGCAGTAGACGATAAGGGCAACTCTGCCATCTCCGAATATAGAAGTGAACTAAGCAGCGAAGAGAATCACCGCCACGCCGCAAAAGTGTTACTCGATAAAATTGAAACGAAGCACAAATTGAATGAACGTGAACACTCCGAGATGGTCTTAACAGCCTGCGGATCATGGCAGTCTGGCTACATGTTTTCTGCCGAACGTAAACAATTTGCCAAAGGTGGATGATGTGACCAAGCCAAACCTAGACATTCAAAACATCTTACTAGTCTTAGAACTGAAACCCGAAGAGCGCGAGAGAGTGATCTCGATGCTCGTCGAAGAGATTAAGAAGCTTAGAGCAGAGAACGCTGCTCTGATTGACGAATTTAAAGGAGAGACCAAGTGAAACACTTTAAAAACCCAAACGATGCACTGAAGTACCACGTAACTGGCGCTATTGAGAGAGGTGAGGCGGTGGCTATTGAAGCTGTTGTGAAAACTAAACACACCCCGGGCCCTTGGACGGTCAAACCGTCAATACTTGAGACCTATGACTTTGTTGAGATTGGAGAAAATCAAATTGATGTCTTCACCGAAGGCAACGCACGCTTAATAGCAGCAGCACCGGAGATGCTTGAGGCTCTAGAGCATGTCTACCGTGAACTAATTGACGCTGGAGAATCAGCAGACGCCGTCCACTTCAGAGTTGTCGGTGCCGCCATCCGTAAAGCAAAAGGTGAAACAGTATGAAACGAATCCAGAAGCTATATGAAGCCTCCAGTATTTTAATAGGCGCTGAAAAATCAATAGCAGCAAGAGTTACTGTGTTGGTGCTTAGTAGATCAGACCTCAAGAGACTGCGCCCACATCTTAAAGCCCTTAGTGAAGCGTTCTACCGGTTGATTTTTGAGATATCTGAAATGATGAAGGAGGAGGAGTCAAAATGAGAAACAATAAACCAAAGCTCTTCACAGCAGAATTCATCACAGTATGCATGCTCTTCTTAAGCTTAGTAGTGGGCGCTGTAACCATAGCCGTTTACACAGACCGCTTACCGCTGTGGGTGATTCTAGTCTTGGGCTTCTGGTATCCAGCAGGGGTGCTTATAAGAGCGATCTATACCAAGCTAAAAGGCAACGGTGACTCACTATGAAGAAGAAATTCTTAAATGAGAATGAAGCTATCTCACTGCTTGAGTTTCTAGAGAGCACTGATACTCACCATTCAATGATCATAGAGCTCTTGTTCCATACTGGGATGAGGTGCCATGAGTTGTGGGGGCTGACGGTGGGTGATCTTAACCTTAAGACCAATGTCTTAACACTGTGGTCTGGGGCTAAGGGTAGCCATGGCAGGTTCTGGGAGCTCCCTATAGGGTATGTCTCGCGGGTGCGCAGCAAGGTCAGGAAGGGGGGCTTTGGTTCCAAGTCAAAGTTGGTGGAGGCTTTGGGGTATGTCTCAAAGGGTGGCTCTGCTGACACGTTCAAATCAATCCTTCGAAGGGATTGGCTAGTGATCCGTAAGAGGGTGTGGGGGGTGATGAATCTTGGCCTCCACTGCTTGCGCCATACCTTCTGCATCACTTATTTCAAGTTGCCCGGTAAAGAGCTCACTGATGCGCAGGCAGCCATGGGTCATAAGTCCATACAGTCCACAGCGCTCTATGCTGCAAACTTTGATGATGCAGCACACGCCAAGTCCACAGCCAGTATGTATGAAGAGATGAGAGTTAGAGTCAGGGGGATAAAATGAAATCTGGAACCAAAGTTTTAATAGCGTACTTAATCATGCAGTTTCTAACAGTGGGATGCTCTAGTGGAGAGCCCCTAACCTATGCCCAATGGCAGCATCAGCGGATGATCTTTGATAGCCTCCAGCAGAATGGTGAGAATCTCGTTAAGAATGCTGAAGCTTTTGACCGCATAGGTAGAGAACCAACAACTCAAAAGCCCACGGTCTGCCAGCCCTTTGGCAGAGGGTTTATCTGTAACTAGAGGAGATCGGTATGAAAGTAACTAATGCCAAAATTATGTATAGGTTTGAAGTAACACATAAAGAACTGATCATGATTCAAAAGGGGCTCCAGAAGTTTGGTAAGGCTGAATACCATGAGTTGGCTGACGACATAATGGTTAGACAAGCAAGATCTATTGAAGATCTAAGAAGAATCTTCCAAGCCGCCATTGAGTGTATTCAAACTCCAAAGGACGATGAGGAGTAACTCCCTATAGACATCATCTCACGCGCATGCGGCAAGGAGTGGGGGGCTAGAGAAATCCAACTTGCTGGGGGGCTTTGGGTCTGAGGTCGCGGTAGCTGAGGATGGTCACAGGTCCAAAGGTCTGCTCCAGTAGGGCGATGGCACATGTGGCTGGGTAGCATGGCTTGGGGGTTTTACCCTTCTTAATAGTCAAAGGACCACTGGTCTTCTGTTGACCTGGCCCACCTTGGCCAGTTTTCTTTCTCGATTGCATACAGCTTATCTCCTTTAGCTGAGAGAGTTGAGAGAGTGTAAAGCGGAAGGTACATCTGGTGAGAGATTGAGTAGTCGATTTCAGCAAGCACTCTACTTGCACCACCACCACGCAGCTTTGGCACGCTAAACAGCGTCGTCATGGTCCCATCTTTTGCCTTATAGCCATCTGGCTTTGGCGCCAGCAGAATGGCAGAGGTCGCGATCTTTGGAATGTCAGAGCTTCCCATGAAATCATCTACTGTAGGCATTACGCATTGCAGATCTTTTCTGAGGTGCGCAGCCATCACAAAGGGCACACCGCTCTTGAGGTTTATTTCTCGTATGCGTTTCATAAGCTGCTTCATGCCCATCATGTCGTTAGTAGACCCGATGAGATCAAAGTAGTGAAGGTGATCCACGATGCACACATCGCAGCTCTTTTCAATGTCATCCATGAGATCCACAAGATCGATGATAGTGAACTCAGCCTTCTGCATGTAGTGACAGTGGAGGTTTTTCACTTCAGACTGGAATTCAATCTCAGCTTGTCCCTTGTAGGGGGCAAACACAGTTTCAAGCATGCCGAATCGCCATCGCCGAAAGTCTAGGTATACGCCTGGAACCTTCTTTGGATCATTGAGATAGAACTTGCAGAGGATCTTATAAAGGATGCGCTGCTCAATCTCTTCTGGCTCAGCTTCTAGAGCGATGAAAGCAACGCGCTTCCCCATTCTGGACCACTGCAAAGCTAACTCAGTTAGGAACTGCGTCTTGCCAGATCCGGTCTTTGCTCCAACCAAAAGCAACTCAGTCCTCAAGATCCCCATCATGAAGTCTGTGAGAAACGGGAACTTGATTGGGAGTACCTGCGAGGGGGCTAGCTCAATATGCGACTGCGTTAAATGGTAGAGATCTTTTGACGCAACTAGCTTTGGCTTCTTGTACTCATACGCCATGGCGCCCCAGCAGTGCTTCAATGTCTAGCTTTGATACTGGAGTGGCTATGTACTGCGGCTTTCTAAGCGTGGGCATGTTTTCAGTGGTCCAATCTTCAAAGCGCTTAACCCATGTAGAGAAGTGAAGGATGAACTGCTCAGCGGTATCATTCACAATGGTGTGAGCGGTGTAGTTTGCAACGGCATCTTGAAGCTTCTCGTACCTAGATCTAGATTTCACGTTGCGCTTTAGCCATGTGATGGCGGACTTCTTCCCAATCTTTCTAGGGTAGAGCTTCCAGATTTCTTCAAAGTCAAAGCTTTGGTTTCTGGCTTCGATCTCAAGAGCCACTCGTCTGGCCTCATCTGCGCCTTCCACCACCGCAAGCACGCCTTCTAGGCCGCCATCTAAGATCACATACTGGTTTGATCCCACAACGTGGGCAAGTTTAGTCCGCAGAGCTTCAGTCATTCCTCACATCCCCTTTTACAAAAGCTAAAAAACCAATAAAGTGAGCGTTATGCAAATCCCCAAACCCACAAAAACTAGAATTCTGGCGTTCTCAGTGCCAGTGAAGCGAAAGTTTGCGAATTCATTACTCTACACTCCTGCAACTCGCCGTGGCAGTTACTCCGGGTGTCAGACCTGTTGGATTATTGAAACCGGACCTGAAGTAAGGGAATCAATGACGCGTGGCCAAAAAGCCTTTGTGCATGATGGCTTTGAGTTTGAAGAGATCAAACGTCCAGAGCTGTGGGAGTATCTGCAGAACACCGCAGAGTTTGCTGCCCTCAAGGAGTATGTGGACTCAGTAGACGGCATTGTAGCCGTGCAACTTGTACCAGAGGGCAGCGTTCTTGCTCTAGAAGACTAGCGACCGTAGTAGCCGCCATTGGTGCGCTTCTTGTTCTCTTTAAGCTCATTGGACCTCACTGAAGGCGTGAACACTTCTTTAATCTTGTTCCACTCTTCTTTTAGAACTTCAGAAGCTGGTTTGTTGATCCCTTGCTGAGCCGCTTTGGCTGCATCTGGATCTACACCGTGTTTGTTTCTATCCCATTCATTGCTCATGAGTTTTATTATATTCCCCGACCTTGGCGTTGAGAACTCTGGCGTCAATATCTTTTGAAAGAATCTCTAGGCGGTTAAGAGAGCTGATTTCAGCCTGGGTGGGGAAGCGCCCTCTGGTGGCGCTCTCCACATGCACCGCCTCAATGGTTGGCGTGTAAAAAACCTTACGATCAGCCATCAGCGCCTGTATGCAAAACCACACATCCTCATAGCCTAAAGCAAAAGTCTCATCATATAGACCGCATTCCAGTGAAAACCCCTGCAGTGCGCCAGTCACCCCTCCAACAAAGCGCTCTTCTTTATAGAGCCTTGCGGAGTTAGCTGGCAGCCTTTTCTCATATTCAACTGGCAAACAATCGCCACGATACCAGAACCCTGCAGATTGAATGCGCCCGGTGGGATAGTAGAGGAGGCCGCCTACAATATCCCCATAGCGAAAGCCTCTGATGAAGGCTGAGAGTACTGGGCGAGTGAATTCTATATCCTGATTCACTGTGACAACGTGGGTGTAGCCGTGCTCCTTTGCATACTCTAGGCCGATGTTGACTGATGAGCTGTAGCCGGGGGGTTTGTGCTTATGGATATGTTTGCAGCCGTATTCAGTGGCCCACAGCACACCTAGACTTGCAAATTCTTCTACAATGAGCGTGTGCTCCAGCATCCCTGGCTCATGGCGTCTAAGGGACTCTAAGCATCTTTTTAACAAGCGCTCATCAGACATGCCTCTTGCTAAAACTGGAATGATAAATAATACTCTCGTCAGCATCCTGGGGAGGAGCCTAGCATTGAAACCCAACTATGATCTACATATGCCAGAAAAGGCATACCGCTCTGCTCCTGGCCTAAACTACTCGCATCTGAAACTGATGCACCAGCCCTTTCTCTACAAGCAAATGGTCCTAGAGGGTAAGGGTAAAGAGCGCACAAACTCCCTGTCGATTGGCACCGCTGTGCACATCCACATTCTAGAGCCGCACAAGAAGCACCACATTAAAAACCTCGCTGACTATGGCCATGAAGATCGCAAAAAGTGGGCAGCTATTAGAAAGCTAGAAGCCGATAACCCAGATGATCTCTTCTTCTCGCCAAAGGACTATGAAGCCATCAACAAGATGGTGACAAGCGTCAAGCTCTCTCAGCAAGCCCTAAAGCTCTACGCCTCTGGCACGTGGAATGAAGTGTCAATGTTTTGGCGTGATCCGGTGCACGGCTTTGACTGCAAGGGTAGAGCAGACACCTTAAACCTAGAAGAAGGTTATGTGGTGGATCTTAAAACCACTAAAGACGCTAAAGGTTTCATGAAAGAGTGCGTTGATTATGGCTACCATATCCAGGCAGCATTCTATCTTAGAGGCCTAAAAGCTATCACAGGACGAGACTTTGACTGGTATTGGGTGGCTGTGGACTCAGCTTCTCCGCACTTTTGCTACGTCTACAAAGCATCCCTTATGACTCTTGAGATCGGTAACTATCAAACCGATGAATACATGAACAAGCTCTCAGTCTGCTTAGAGACAGACGTTTGGCCCATCGGCAATGAAGAGCTCATCCAAGGCGAACTACCTGGCTGGTATACAGCAAGGGTTCTAGAAAAAGTACAAAAGTATAAGGAGATCACGTTATGAGTTTTGAATCACACAGTCAGTCGCCAAAGGTATTTGCTAATAAACTTGCTGAGCCACTCACAGGCTACCTCACAGGGGCATACATTGACCCAGTTGCCAATCAGTTTGGTAACCACAACAACATCCTGACCATGAAAAAAGAAGATGGCAGCGAGTTTGAAGTTGTGACCGTTGGCACGCTTGGCTACCTAGCTAAGAACCTTTGTATGAGTGCTGGGAGCCTTGAAGTAAACGACAAGGTTAATGCTGAAACCATCAAGAAGGATGCAGCACTCCTTGGAAAGCTCATCCGCATCAGCCCAGATGGCTCGTATCTCAACAAAGCTAAAAAAGAGATCAAGAAGTTTAAGATCGAAGTTGATAAGACTAAAACGATAGACGCACTTCCAGAGTCTGAAGAAATACCGTTTTAGCATTTAGAGGGAATAGAGATTAGGGGAATGAGAACTTCAAGCTGTAAAGCCAAGGGCAGGCGTGCTTGCCAAGAGGTAAAAGAGTTAATACTGTTCTCATTCCCCGAACTCACAGACCTTGACGTTACAGTAACCCCATCTGGCGTGACTGGTGTTGATGTGCAGCTATCACAGCGAGCCTTTGACCTAGTCCCCCTCGCCATAGAGTGTAAGAACACCGAGAGCATAAACATCTGGAAGGCGCTAGAGCAGGCCAAAAGCCATGTGAAGGGCTTAGAGATGCCGGTATTGTTCTTTAAACGCAACAGATCTGAGCTCCAAGTGGCTCTCTCTGCTAAGAACTTCTTTAAAATATTATGCGCAAAAAAAGAATCACAGTTATAAGCTTCAGCTCCTCTGGCGGTCTCATCTACCAAAGAGCACACATTCCTTTCCGTCACCTATCTGACATTTATGACTTCCACTTTGTGGACCTTTGCGATGTGCGCCATGTGGACTTCTTCTACACAGACTGCATTGTGATGGTGCACCCTTGGAGCCTAGACTTTGCACACGTTGCTGCCAGGGCGAGATTCCACTATCAGTGCCCTGTAGTGGTGGACCTAGATGACCTTTTAATGGAACTCCCTATAGATCACCCAGACTATGGCAACATCAATGGCAGGCCACTGGTGGACACCCTCCAAACCGCAAACGAAGTTGTGTACTCCACGCCGTACCTAAAAGCTAAGCTTGGACACCTCAACAAGTCCGCAACTGTGATTGAGAACACCATTCCAGAGCATGTGTTTAAGAGCTACAACACGCCAAATAAGCCATACAAGACCACATTTACAGTGGGCTGGACTGGTGGACAGTCGCACCGCTCAGACATCCTCTACACTTTTGAAAAGGGACTAAGAGAGTTTCTCATTGAAAACGACGACACTCGTGCGCACTTCCACGGCTTATGCCCTCAAGAGCTCTACCGCTCGCTAGGTGCACAGGTTTACTTTGAGCCAGCCACAGTGGACTACATGGACTACCATGCTATTTGTGAGACCTATCCATTTGACGTGTGTCTTGTGGGACTTGTGGATCATGCTTTTAACCATGCAAAGAGTGACCTTAGACTCATCGACATGGCTCCGCATAACATCCCCATTATCGCTAGCCCCAGGTCTGACTTCTATAAGCATAAAGATCGCCAAATAATGCTCTATGCTGAAGACAATAGCTCTGAGCACATGAGCTGGAAGGATGCTCTGCAGTACGCCAAGGACCATCCAGAAGAGATGAAGGCGATGGCAGCAAGAGCCAAGGCTTACGTTCTAGAAGAGCGACTATCAACTGTCGCAGCAGAGAAGTGGTTTCACGTTCTAGAGCGAGCTATGTCAAAAGGTCAGTTTAGATCAAGTCAAATGGGTCGATCTCTTCTGGCTCATTCCCTTGAACTGCACCAGCTTGACTAGCAGCAGATGCACCTACGCCAGCTCCAGGACTTAAAGCTCCTTTGATGGCATCAGTCACTGGGTCTACTGAGTCAACTCCAGCACGGTTTTGCAAGAGAGTGGAGAGCTTAGAGAGACCTTGCTCTGGGTTTGCAAGAGCTGCTGCTTCACGAGCGCCTTTCATAACGCCACCTACTCCGCCGACTAGTGCGCCAGCACCAGTGCCAACTCCAGGTATACCAGAGCCAACCATGGCGCCGAGACCGGCACCCTTGAGCCCTTGGCTAGCAGCTTCTCCAACCATGTAAGCATTCACGCGGCTTGATCCTTTAGCTGGTGCACCTTTGTAGACGTTCTCGAAAGCTGCTTGAGCAGAGTTCACATCGAAATCTTTAGCGAGCTCAGAGCCATACTTCTCATCAAGCGCTTGCATAAAGCTCTGGATCTCACCTTGCTTCATACGAGCACCAGGAGTTGTACCGCCAACATAGGCAGAGAGAACACTCTGAGGAGTGAGCTTAGACTGCGCTACAGAGAAGTCTTCAAAGATGCCGTGCATGTGCTGGTTGATGTTTGGAAGCGGTGAGCCAGCTTTAGAAGCAACATCGTCAAGGTACTTTCTACCTGCACCAGCAATGCCAGAAACAAGTGAGTTAGTGGACTTGGTGCCATAAGGACCTTGCGTGAAGGCAGCATCTTGGAGGCCTTTGAGGAACTCTCTTGCCTTACCATAGTTAAACTCTACGCGGCTAAGGTCTGCGTCGGTTATCGTGGGAGCCCCCAATGGGGTTTGCTTCCCTGCTTTTTTCGCAAGGAAAGTCTGGGCTTCTCTTTCTAGCTTTGACTCCCCCATCTTCACAGACGACGTTGCTTGAGCAATAGCCATCTTGCGAAGGTTCTTCATCTGGTCTTTTACTACCGTGTAGGCTTCCTTCTGCTCAGCAGTAGGGTTACCGTGTAGCATCAGACGCTCAAGGTTGTCATAGGTCTGAGCCAGTTGACCTTGGATATCTGTGTACTTTATATCGGCAGCTTTGTTGAGAGAGAGCGAGTGCGTCTCTTCATTAGCTAGCTTCTTTAAAGGTGCAATCTGCTGACCAAACAGCGAGTCAGTTGGAATAGAGTCAAAGTCTTTAACCTGTGTAGCAAACTCATCTGGCTTGAGGCCAAACATAGCCTTGTAAGCACCATCGAGTCGCTTAGCACCACCCTCAACAGCTTCTTTTGTGAAGAGCTCTGGGTTACGTGCAGCACGCTCAACAAGGTCAGGGTCTGCGAGTCCACCAGCAGCGCGGATAGCATTCTTGATGCCATCAATCTGCCTGTTCATGTTGAAGTGTGAGAGAGCTTTGATGCCCTTTGCTCCTAGCTTAAATGCACCAGCACCAGCAGCAGATAGAGCCGCATCCACAGCAGCCTCTTTCATGTCAAAGGGGATGTCTTTATCAAGGTATAGCTGTCTAATCTGTTGCTTTGCAGTATTTGAAATACCGCCAGCAGCAGCAGCGCCAGCCATTGCAAGGGGAATGGAAGCAACTGCACCAGTGGGAACTCCTGCCAGGGCGCCTACTGCTGCTGAGAGCACCTTAGAGCCAAGGTCAGAGAGATCATAGGTGATGTCGCCAGTGTCTTGCATGAACTCTTTTGCGATACCCTTAAAGCCACCTTTTTTAAAAGCATCAGTGAAGCCTGGATCAATTTCAATATGGTCACCAGTAGAGCCAATTGGCCTGATGAGGTTGTCATCATATGGATCTAGCTCATAGCCAAGCTCTTTAGCATATTGCTTTCTAGCGGAGTCATTAGAGTCAAAGAAGTTTTGCATAACAAAACGCTCTTTAGCGCCAAATGGCTGCACGTTATAGCCAGACTCGCCTTCAGAGGTGTCAATGTCTTCAAATGGATCAACTTCGGGTTCCATTATTTAGCTCCCAATTTGTATAATAGGTCCATGTATTCCTTGGAGACAGGCTTATCGCCAAACTTCTCTAGTCTCTTTAGAGCACCGGCTTGATACTTAGGAGGCAGCGATCGAATCATTTGAATCAAACCCTGCTGACCGCGTACATCAAGGTCTACTTTCTGCGGTTTACCGGCGATCTCAGTGCCAAAGGTCCAGTTGCCATCTTTCTTATCTGCAACAAGCTTCACTTCGTTTGCAGCATCTCGCACAAGATCATCGGTGAGTCGCTTGCCACCTACTTTGACTTGTTTGTTAAGCTCAGCCACACCACGCTCTTGATACTTCTTCTCAGAGACCTCTCTCATCTTGGAGATTACATCATTGACCGCTTTGATGGTCTTCTCGTCAACACTGTTTTTACTGGGGTCGACGAGATCTAGATACTGCAAAGCCTGTGTCATGGTGCGGTGCCCGGTGGCGGTGATAAAACGCTGCATATCTTGATCCGAGAGAGCGCCAGCATCCATGCCAACCTTTTTAATAATCGTAGATACTTTGGGCCAGAATCCGATATTTGAACGTGGGTCCAGTTCATCAAGCTTCTCAAAAGCTTCTACGTTCTCGCGATACTTCTTTAGATTAGTCTCAAGAGTTTTAACAAATCGGCTTTTGCTTTGCTCATACTGAGTTTCTCTTCGAAGCCCACGGTCTGCGTCTCTATCAATCTGAGACCCTAGAGATGTAAACTCTCTATTCTGTTGCGTTCTAGAAGAGGCAGTCTTTGCAGCCTCATACCAGGCATCATCCATACCAGGGAATACAGCGCGAAGCGTAGCATCCTCAGTAATAGCACTATCGCCAGGCTTAGCAGCAGTGGCAGCAAGTTTTGCCTTCTCAGACTGTTGATCCATGGCAGTTTTAAAGATGGTTGGATCGCCTAGGCCATAAGCCTGACCAGCTACTTGCGACAGATCGCCACCCTGAATTGCTGCAGGTAGCTCTTGCGCAAGAGTGCGAAGGTCACGCTGTTTATCCATAAGCTGCTTTTGAGCAAGAAGCTCGCCAGTGGCTTTAGCGCCAGCAGCAGTAGCCTCTTGCATAGTGAATAGATCTCTTAATGATTCGCGTATTCCCATTTTATTTACCCAACTGTCCCAGAAGATCCACCGCCAAACATGCCCATACCTTGAAGGTCCTGAAAGCTCTTACCAAGGTTAGCTGCAGTCCCGATCCCAGCTCCTAGACCAGCTACACCTCCAGTTAAACCACCAAAGAATCCTCCGCCACTAGTGTCTGGGGCAGCCGAGTTGAGAGCTGCCGTTCGCTCAGCTTGTAGTTGCTGCAAAAGGAAAGGGCTCTGAAGAGCTTGCCTGTTTGCCATGGCTTGTTGCCTGAGATTGTTGCCGTATGTGAGACCTTGCTGGAGAGCGCCTTGCTGAGCAGCAACACGGCTATAAGGATTCTGGATAGCTTGCTGAGCTGCAAACACGTTTGCTTGGTTTGAGATACCGCCAACTTGCCTTTGAGCTTGTTGCAGTACATCGCCTCTTAGAGCACCCATGGCTTGTCCGCGCAGTCCACGAGCAGCAGCGCCACTGGTAGCTTGTGTGAGACCTTGCTCAGTGAACTGGTTCACATCCTGCATGCCCATTTGAACCATGGCGTTGCGGAGGTTATTAATGTTTGCAAGTTCTTCAGGGGTGGACTGGAAAGCCTTGCCAGAGATCTGGTCTAGGTAGGCTTGGATGGCTGGGTCGCGCATGGCGTCTACCTTGCCAATACTTGCCTCTTGCTCAGTGGCTAGCTGCTGCTGACGCTGATAGTTCTGCAGTGATTGCTTCTCCATTTGAAGCTGCTCTGGACTTTTCATCCCAGCCCGCCTTCTTTCTTCAGCCTGGAGTTTAGCAGCCTTAGCCTGTTTAGAGGATTTAACTGCCCCAGCAATAGCATTTGCTGCCCCCAGACCTGCTGTGATGATACCTGTTACTGCTCCCATATCCCCATATCCCCCTTACTTCCAATGTAGAAGTGTTGCTCTTTCAGTGTCGACAAACCCAAGTCTTTTATAAGCCCTGACAATGGACTCATTTGGTGTGAATTGTATGATCTGCCCATCTGGTTTCTTGAGTTTCACAAGCCCCTGGATGGTCCTAACTAATAGTTTAAAGGCCTTTGCTCGTATCTTCAAAGGAGCAGCTGGATTAGTTGCTGTCCACTCTAGAAGGTAGAGTACAGAATTCGTTTCATAAAGAAAGCCCACAGCAAGCTTTTGCCCGGTGCTCTCGTCAATAACCAGAAAACCCAGATCCGGTAAGATCTCTGCAGCTGGCGGAACCTTCCACCCATTGCCCAGATAGAACTGAGCTACCTCCGGATGGTCGCTATCCTTGTAAGGTATAACTCTTAGGTTTTGACTATCCACGTGCATAAATCAAACCCCGGCTTAGTTCTAAAGTTTAAACTCTTAAGCTTGTTTAAAAATGCTCCTGGTCTAGAGAGCACCATAATGGACTTGATCTTGTCGTTTACTCTCACCACATGCTGGATAGAAAGAATCAGCTTCTCTGTGGCAAGCTCCCTGTCAGCCTGGTCACGCGCTGGATTAGTTGCTGTCCACGATAGAAAGGCTAGAGAAGTCCCAGTGGTGTAGAGCCAGCCGCAAGCCAGGAGCCCCTCTTCATCTTCCACTACGCATCCAATAGGAGGAAGAATGTCAGCAATCGGGGGGAGTGGCCAGTTAAGGTCAGCAAACCAGCCAGCGATCTCTGGGAGATCTTGCTCTTCAAAGGGTCTAGAGTTCATAGGCATATATCTCGCAGGAGAAGACAGACAGCGTCATGCCTGCGCCATCCACTGCGGCTTTAGCGGTTATCGTATGAGTCCCGGCTGGCAAGACAATGATGGTATTTATAGAGCTACATGGCAAGGAAATCAGGGGGTCTGCATCGACAGAGCCGTTTTCGATCCTCGTGGCAATAGTTTCACTGGTGATCACAGTAGAGCCAGCGTAAACAAGTTGCAGGTAACCAGTTGCATCATCGATATTTGTTCCAGCTACAGTGACCCTGCTGTTTTGGGAAAACCCTTGTTTGCTCCTAAGTCCAACGAAGACAGGGCGACCAGTGGTGGTTATACTCGCCGAGCCAGTACCAATCCCACTAAAACTAGTAGAAATAGTGCTGCCATCGAGGGCTCGCGTCGCAATAGTTTTAGCCACAAGCTTGGCCTCAGTGACACTGCCATCTGCGATCTTATCAGTAGTAACAGCAGCGTCTACAATCTTGTCTGTGGTGATAGAATCATCTGCAATCTTGGCTTCAGTGACACCGCCATCTTTTAGAGCCACGTTACCGCCAGAGATCTCCACGCCGACATCATCTGCTTTTACAGAGAGTGCGCCAGTTGTGGCGTCTCTCATGATGGCGTCGCCTGCAATGGCGGCGCCGATCTTGGCTGGTGAGATGGCAGCGTTAGTGGCGACCTGGGCATTGTTGATACTGTTCACACCGCCAATGACGTTGTTGAACTCAGTGTTGAGCTGGGAGGCCGTGAGCACATCCCCATCAGAGAAGTTTGTAACCCTCGACACTGGAGCAGCAATAATAGCCACCCCTGCCAGCAAAAGGACCGCAATTAATGCTCTATGCATAGTTTGTATTCGCATCTGTAACCTCCAAAACCCATCCATGAAACTCTAAACCAGAATCACCACTAGCGGAAATCTCTAGTTGGAAATTGTAACCCACCTCGCCAACAGACACCCTGATAGGTACAAACCTACCGATGCCTAGCGTGCTTTGACCTAGGATAAATGTAGACCCTAAAAGGCTAGCGCTCTGGCCAACCTGAGTAGTAAGGGCACCGTTCTTTGATAGATCCAGCGAGTCAATTGACCACCCGATTGTAATGTCTGAAATCTGGTCTGCGGAGACTAGCACCGTTACAGATACAAACTCCTTCTCATGAGTGATGTCGCCATCTGGAAAGAACTTGCCTGTTTTAAAGGTACACGCAAAGCCAGAATCAAGGTCTGCTGTTTGATCGCCATCAAGGTAGGTGATCTTGCCATCTTCTCGTCCTGCCATCACGTAGGCTCTGCCATCTTGGACAAGCTGACCTAGGCTCCTGGCATCAATATCTTCCCAGATAAGCCAGAGATCAAAGTTGATGTTGTAGCAAAGCACGATGTCTTGCGTTTGCTGGCCATCAGAAGCCACTGTAACGATGTAGAGGTTATCCTTCTCATCCCACCTAGCCCATGAACGTTCTAAAAGAAGAGGGTTTAAAAGGTTAGTGAAGATGGTCTGCACGTCTTTAGATAGGAATGTGACCTCAGACTGGTCAGATACGATGATCTTTCTGAGGGAATGCAAGCCACGCTGAGAGAGAAAGAGAATATCGTTTGCAGTGGCCACCACAGTGGGCTGGCCAACACAGCCAATACCAGTAGTCATGCGGTTTAAGCTAAAGGTGCCCTCATCATTGGGGTCTACAGCAGAGAGCTGATAGATAGAGCGGCTAGTAGCGATAAATAGCAAACCATCCTTTTCAGGAAAGATTGCTGTAACGCCGCCAGGCTCACCATCATAGGTAAGGTCAAAGCTAGTGGCGCCATCAGTGGTCCAGTTCTCTGGATCATAGGGAGCAGAGATATACACCCTATAAGGGAAGTCATTGTTACCAGCCATAACCATGCGGCCAAGCCACGTGCCAAGGAGTGTGCCATCACCATCAGGAGGCCCTATGGCATCTTCAACATCGCCAGCAGGCTGAGCAAGACCATTCCACTTCTTATAGCCATCTGTGACTTCTGAAGTAACAAAGAACAGAATGCCCTCAAAGACTTGGTATCTGGGGACTCCGGTATCTGAAAGTGGAAAACCATTCTGCCTCTCAATCCCTTCTGATAGGCGATCTTGAATAGTCCATATCTTCTCACCCTGGTGCAGCACGATATCCTCAAGCACGTCACCAGAGGAGCTAGCAAACCTGTGGTACTGCATGATGCCTCTAATGGGCGTGCCCATTTCTGGATAGCTTGCAGTCCCTTCAAAAGAGCCAAGATGGTAGGCAACTTGCCCAGGTCGCTTCTTTCTAGAGAGCGAGCGAGATACCGAGATATTCTTCGCGTTGACCATTTGCTGGGGAGAAACAATAAGGGGGTTATCAGAGACGTTGAGGCCTCCAGCTAAGCCTTCCTTACCGAAGAAGTTATAAAACCTTGAGGTATCTCCGCCACCAGCCATTTGACTAGTCCTCTACCTTGCCAAAGAAGTTTAAACCCCAGAAGCCCTGTCTACGGCCACGAGTAGCACGTCTCACATAGTTTCTAGCAGGCTGCACCGTAAGATCCTGGTCAGAGATAGCCTTGTCATTTTTCATCTGCACAAAGAGCTGGCCGTAGTTCTGAAGCATAAGCGTGCCTACCATTTGGTTCTTTAAAACGATGGTAGCAAAGTCAGCACAGGCTCCATAGAAAAGGATAGCTCTGTAGCGGTCTGGAATGATGGGGTAGCAATCCTCTTCATCTCCAAGATAGAAGATCCTGACTGAGTAAGAGAGCTCCACTTGGTAGCGCTTATCTGGAGCAGGCCAGAACTCTACATAAGTGGCATCATCATCCACATCTCGGCGCACATAGGCTGCAAACCTAGGGATGCCAGTAGCTGTGGGGTCTTTGGATTGATACAAGGAGAGAGTGTCTGGGCCAACCAGCTCAATCTTAGAGGTGCCGTTAATGGTAACACCCAGAAGCTCGTCGACTTCTTTAGGCATCTTGTAACGGTTTTTAGCAATGGTGTAGGAGCCTTCAGTCTGGTCATCCTCAGAGAACTTAGACTCAAGCGTTAGAGCAGTGGTGCTAGAAACGTCTGCAACATGGTAAGTAACTTGAGAGTCATGGAACCAGAAAAGGCAGGAGGGGAACAAGGTGGCATCCCACACCGTGTCCACGCCACTGATATCATAAGATCCAGAAACAGAGCTAGCAGTGCCATCCGAATAAGGTGCTTCCAAGTTAAAGTCATACTTTGCTTTCATCCAGCGCCAGTAGGTGCCCATGCACACTTGCTGGTAACGGTTGTTTAGAAAGATAAGGATCTGCTCACGCTTGCTGGTCTCAGACTCTGGGCGAGTGTGGCCAGTAGCTTTTAGCACTTGGTCAATGATGTCCTTAGAATCGCCAAAGGGAGTCGTGCCATAGTTTGTAGTGCCGAATGTCCCAGTGCCAAAGCCGCTAGATGAACTCATCTTAGATACCCCTTTTAATCAAACTTCACGCCAGCTTTTACACACTTGTTGTACTGCTGCTGAAGCTTCTGAAGATCATATTTATGTACGCACTGGAAATCAGAGAAGATGGGATCTTTTGGATAGATCACTTCCAGCATGTCCTTGCCGTCAACCTTCACATTGCGCTGCAGGCGACCCTTGTCAGAGTTACCGCGAAACACTGCAATGTTGAGAGCAGAGCCAGCACACCCGAAAAATAGGATGCCTAGTAGGAACCCTTGAAACATCTTCTTATTCATTTGGACCTACAATCGTGCCGTGCCCAGATGGCTTACCGGCTTTATCAGAATCGAAGGAGTCCTCAATCTTGGTTTGGTCGCGCTCAACAGTACCCTCTTGAAAGTCTTTTTTGCGACCATCATATTGAATCTGCTTCCATGCCGACACGAGAGCCTTAGCGGCTGCGATAAACATTGGTATGGCTTTGAACACGGCCAAGATTGTATTGAGAACCCCCATCATAAAGTTACGCTACTACTTCTGGTGCTACAACAGCTTCAGGAGCTTTGAATGCAGCAAGGAGAGCTGGGAGCTCTGCAAGCAAGTGAACAACAAGCTCAAGCGTTTCGCTGAGTTTGAGGTCTTTAACTTCTGCAGGTACAGCTACGATGTCTTTCAAGGCAGCTTCAACGGCAGCCTTTTTGACTTCATCACCTTGAACAGCGACGAATGCGTCAACAAGGTCTTGAGCAGAAAAGCCATCTTTGAGCTCTTTAGCAATAACCTTAGTGATGACGATGAGACCAGTTAGCAGTTCTTTTGTTTCTTTAACTCCAGTTTCCATTTTTAATCCCCTTCTTGTTTGATCCCAAGCCTGCCTTCTAGACGGGCTAAACTCTCTCTTACGGCTCCCAGTTGGTCGATGATCTTCGAGTCCAGGCTTTCATGCTTAGATCTAAGTGTATCGACATCCTTCTGAGTTTCAATGTTGGCCTTCTCATTTGCATGAGTTTTACCTTCAAGTCTAACAAGCCAGACCGTAAACCCTATGACAGATAACACTAGTTCAACGTCTAGCTCTTTAAGCGCCATGGCCTTAGTTGTTCCATCCAGTGATGGAGATGGGGTGTGATCCCCATGAAAACGCCTGACTTATTCCAAGAATCGATGTGCCTCCTGATGCGGACAGCGCACCTGGGCCACTCACCCAGCCGAAGGAGATGTTGCCAGCGCCTGCTGCAGCAAGAATACAGAAATTTCCGACTACCGATTGGTTAACAAAAGTCCCAGCATACGAGGTGGAGGGCTCCTTGGTGCTGTCTATCGTCAATGTGCCAGGGAGTGAGATCGTGGCTATGGCCGCAGTAGGAGTTCCCGAAGTGGCCCTTCCTCGCACAAGGATAGAATCACCCACACGCTTCCAAAAAGAGTGAGAGGGGGTAACTGTCCCCATACCAGCTGAGAAAGATGCCGCGTAAGAAACCCACACCGATGGCACAACGCGACTTAGCACCAGCCACGCAGACCCCGTGCTGTAGACCTCGATAAGCTCATTCTGAGTGTTGAGCGTTGTGGAAAGCGTGCCGTCGGTGACGGTGATTGCGTTGAAACTGGTGTCTGTCTTCTTAATGTTGTAGCGCTTGCCAGAGTTACCGGCAGCCGCAGCAGGCAGTGTCAGCGTAAACGCGGCGCTAGTGGCGTCTCCAGTAACCAGGTTGTCGTTAGCTACAAGCGTGTATCCGCTAGTCTTTGCAGCAATCGTAGGCTCTGGGTAGTCATACACAGGGTTAGTGCCATCAGAGCGCAGAACTTTTGAAGCTGTGCCGACGGCAAGCTTAGTTGGTGTGCCAGAGGCACCGCCATAAATCACGTCACCCTGAGCATTCATAGGGTTTGAGAGCGAGCCAAGCATCGAGTTGACCTGTGCTGCGGATAGATCCAGGGCGTTAGCAGTACCGCCAGTGTTGTTGCCCTTAATAGTGAGCGTTGGCATCTGAGCTAGCTTTGCGTTTGTAACGACGTTGCTTTGAATCGTGGCAGCAGCAGCGCCAGCGCCAGAAGCTACAACGTCCGTAGTGAGGGAGGTGATGTAGTTACCAGTAGCCTGTTTGCCATTGAGCTGGGTTTGGATGGCAGAAGTCACGCCATTAACATAGCCGATCTCAGTAGCCGTAGTGGTGGCAGCAGCAAGGAAGCCTGAGCCATCTGTAACGGCAGCGCGTGAGGTGGAGAGCGGTGCAAGCTTCGATGTTGCAATGGCAGCAGAAGCGTTCACGTCTGCATCAACAATACTACCAGTGAGAGCCAGCTTCGAGTAGTCGATCGCTGCAGAGCTATTAATGTCTGCGTTAACGATGCTGTCTACCAGATCTAGTTTTGAGTACTCAATAGCGGCAGAGGCAGATACGTCATCATTGACAAGAAGAGAAGAAGAAAGTTCGCCAGCAGAGTCAGAATGCACAAGACCAGTAGAGAGACCGCTAAGCGTAATAGCCCCTGCAGCATCGATGCCTCCTTCGGCTATAATGGGCGCTTCAAAAGTCTTTTGACCAACGATGGTCTGCTCAGTGTTGAGCGTAACAACAGCGCCAGTAGTGAGTGCCCCAAGGTTAGAGTCTAAACATTCTAGAAACTCTTGAGCGGTAGTTGCCAAGGTACAAACCAGACCGCCTGGCTCAGCTTCGATGGCAGTGGCAGCATGCGCAGCAACAGGGTCATTGATGTGATCCTGGGTAGACTGCTGATTGATATACATCTGCGCGTCAATGACGTTTGCATTGGTGTTAAGAGCATCTGCCCAGCCCTCGTCGCCAGCAGCAGGCTTTTGAAGGTTAAAGTGAGTGGTATAGGTTGATGCAGCAAATGCCAACCCAGAAACGAGAAGGAAAGGTAAAAGAAGCTTTTGGGTGATTTTATTCATTGTGTGAGTGCCTCTTCAGAAAAAGAGGGCAGGGGATTACTCCCCCACCCTAATAATGAACTATCTAACTAATTATCCTGCGCCAGTCGTGCCGACGATACCGCGCCAGTCAGAGTAACCAACTGCATAACGTGCAGTGATCTTCTGGAGGGCAGTTTCAGTGCGGAAGTCGTAGTCAGTGCCCAGTTCGGGCTTCTTGCGCCAGTAGAACATCAACTTGTGGTTTGCTTTATCAGCAGCCACGAAGAAGGCATCTGCGTCGGTGAGGTAGTCATTGCAAACTACTTCGATACCGTACAGAGACTTGATCGAGTTAACAGCGTTCACGCTGTCATTCGAGGTGTTTACAATCATTTCGGATTGCAGAATCTCGATAGCGTTGAAGTGTTCTTCTTTAGGAACAATCAAAGATTTAGGCTTCAAGTGGATCTTCTTGCCAGCCATGTCCTTTTGAGCACGCATCAGGTTGATCATCGACTTCATAGAAGTGGACGACAAGTCAGCAGCAACGCCAAGAAGGTTGGAGTCAGTTCCAGCTCCAGCAGCCACGAGGGGATGCGAAGCGGAAAAAAGACTCTGGCCGTCCGGACCCACAGTTGCAAAGCCAGAATTCAAAATGTCAGCAGTCGCAATCTCAATCGATTCCATGACGGCATCGGTGAGTTGGCGAGCGTTGTCAGCCATAACGTCGAATTCCAAATCGTCGATAAGCTCTTGCGATTGACCGCAGAGGATACCAAGCTTTACAGCGAGGTAGGTCTTATCAAACCCTTGGTAGCGCTTTTGCATAGGAACTTCTTCAGACTCGCCGACGATTGCAGCAGGACGGAAGCCAGAGACTTGCGTGCTCTGAGCGATCGAAGTGCGCATGTCGCGGACGTTGAAGATCTTCTCATAGAAAGGCTGAAAGCGTTCGAACTGATCTTTTACGATGAAGTCCAAGGCTGGAAGGGCATCTTCCAAAACGAGATCACTGAAGTTATTGCGTAAGTTAATTGACATATATTATATCCCCCTGATCCCTAATTAGACGCCAGCTACGCCAGCACGCAGCGCATGGTTGTTGATTTTGACACGTGCAGTAGCGTAAGAACCCCACTCAGCAGATGGGCTCTTGGACAAGCCAAGAACTTTAAGTTGCTTGGTGATGCCAGTGCCGAGCGATGCAGAGTCAAGTGCTTGCTTGGATTGCAGAAGAGCCGAATCAAGTGCAGTTGCAACTACGTTGGCGTTTTGGAAAACGTCAGCAGCTTGCAGGTCAGCAGAAGCTTGGATCTCGAATACAGTTTCAGGATCATCGTAAACTGCGATTGCAGTTACATCCGTAGAAGCCTTGTATTCAGCAGCAACGCCAAGAAGCGTAACGCCGTCTCCGCCAGTTGCAATTGTTACGTTACCAGCACCATCTGCGATAACGAAGTCGCCTGGAGCCAAAGCGGCACCAGTCTTCTTGGTGTAGTAAGTTACTCGTGATTGTTTGCCTTCAGTTTTGACAGGCACGGCGCCGAATGCGTCATTTGTATTTGCCATTTTTATATTCCCCCTAGTTAATTGTTATTCGTTAAAATCGCCCGAACCGACTCGCTCAACAGACGTATCCTTTTGGCTGATAGAGATGCCTGGGCGTTGACCGCTTGCGACACCAATAGAAGCTCTCTGGGCATTAGTCTCTTGATCTACGCGACGTTTAGCTACGGCCACAGCCTCATCAGTTGCGTATGCCAGTACGTTCTCTCCAAACCTAATAGTGTCACCGTCTCTGAAGATATTCACAGATCTGGACTCTAGTTCTCTGATGATTTCAGAGGTGAGGTCAGACTTGCGAAGGATCTTCCAAGGCCTGGTGAACTTGTCTTCACTTGCACGAGCTGCCACCCAGCGGAGTTTATGGCCCATGATCCTAAAAGGCAGGTCCATATTGTCGTTAAAGTTAGCGTCGTGTTTTACAAATTTTAAATCTTTTGATCCAGATGGTTTCATTTCATCAAGCTCCTACCATTTTTGCGTTCTGGTGCTACATACGGCTTCAATGTTGCCTTAAAGGCTTCGAACTTTTTAGGGTCCTTATCGATGCCATATGCACGCGCGAACATGAGTCTAGGGTCATTGTCAGCAATCTTGGTCTGTGTACCACGCGTCCTGTTATGAACAGACGTATTGGAAGCATCGAGAGCCTCTGAGTTACTTTGTAATCCCCGGCGTCTTTCCACTTCTTGTACTCCCCCCATGGTTGGTGCCACGATTTCTGCTGCCCTGTAGAGTAGTGTGGGGCTATCCCACGTGTACTCGCCCATATCGACCATCTCGCGCATCTTGGTAGCGACCTTCTGCTGGAGGTCCTTGTTGCTCTTTAGAGCAGGGAACTTCTCTTCAGCTTTCTGGTCAAACTGAGCTTTCTGCTGAGTCATCTGCATGTCTTTTTTAGTGCTAGACATCTGAGCCTTAACATACTGACCAAGCAACTTTGGGTCTTTTGCGATTGCAGCCCACTGCTCATCGGAAAGGTCCGCAGGTTCTTGTTTCTGTTGTGCTGGCTTAGATTGGTTTGCAATCCCTTGTGTTAGAGCAGCAATCTGCTCTTGAAGCTGAGCAAGCTTAGCTTCTAATGGGTTTGCTTCACTGACCTGTTCTTGGTCATAGCTGCTTTGGTCCTCTACGTAGCTGTCTTGCTCGTAGCCTTCATTGTAATCTGGCATGTCCTATGCCTCCCTCTTGAGAATATAAGTCTCGGTGTAAAAAGCAATTGCTTGCCTATTTTTTCTTCTTTTTAGCTACTTTAGTTTCAACTTTCTTGCCCTTGCCTGCAGCCTTCTGCTTAGCAATTCGCTTGAGGCGCTCTAGGCCGCCAATCTTTCCAGTGTTTGCCATCGTGTTGTCTCCTTTCGTTTAAATGACCACATCTTGTGGTTTGTTAGATCCGAACTTTAAAACCCTCGAAGTGGCTTCTTTTTGACGTTGTTGACGGAGAGTCTTCACTTCAGGTGCGGAGAGAGCTCCTGCTTCCTTGATGAAAGAGAGGAGTCCACCAATAGCTTCAAGCCTGCCTTGTACTTTGTGGAGCTTTTCAAGAGTGCCATCAAAGCTAGCAAGAGAGAAAAGGAGCCTGGTTTGCTCAGCCCTCAGAAGCTCAGTCATTGCCACCATAGCTTCATCCTTGTGATAGGTGTGAAGCGTAAGGGCAGATCTCTTGATCCGCTCTTCAGTCATATGGATGTCTAAAGCCACATTAGTGGGAGCAACGTTGAGGAACTTCAAAAGCCAAAGCTTTAGCGACTTAAACCACTGGGCCATTTGGTACTCCTAATTGGTCTGGGGCAATGGCGCCGGGGTTCTCTGGAGTGATGCCATCTGTGGGGATCTGCATTCCAGATACGTTCGGCATAGAGCCACCAGCCTGTTGCGCGGTCATCATCGACTCGTGCGCTGACATGAGCTCTCTAAACTGCTGAAGCTGTTGCTCTGTCTGGATTGCTCCAAAGTAGTCAGAATCCATAAAGCCTTGAAGCTCAGCAAGAGCCTTCTCATGCATCTCATCTAGGCGTACAGTCTGGCCGATGTTTTCGCCCATACCGATCATGATGCGAGCAAGACGCTCTTGAGAAGAAAGCCTTGGACCTTGGTAGTCTTGTGGAGGCGTAAGGTAGTCGTCAACTCTGCCGATCTTGTGCACTTTAAGGAAGTTCTTAGCCATGTTGTAGAGGTTCTCTGGGCCAACGATACCAGTCTGAGTGAAGACAGGGTTCTGGAGGGTCTGCATGACCATCACAGACATTTGCTGCTTTTCAATCTGAGACTGACCAAGGATGTCAGCGGAGATGATGAAGTCATACTCGCCTTTAAGATCATCCCTGTTAACGCGGCCAAATACAGGTTCGCCTCTTTCGCCCATTACGCGGAAGAAAAGCTGCTCTGGCATACGCTCACGGCATAGCTCAAAGAGACACTTCAGCATCTTAGACATACAATCAGCAAGGCGATCAAAGTGGATCTCAAGCTGAATGCCAGAAGACTGCGCAATCATGTTTGAACCAGTGGCGTTTCGAAGAGCACCTACTCGCTCAGGGGCACGGCCTAATTGCAGCTGGTCAATAGAGAGGATGTCCTCAGCATAACCCCGGATCTGGCCCTGTTCTTGTGAGCCAAAGCCTGTGAGAAAAGGGAAGCTAAAGGGCCTCACGTCATTGACATCATCAAGTGGGATACCCTCACCAGGACGCACTTTCATGATCTGAGGCTTTAGGCTTGTAGAAGATGCCTTGTAAGCAAACATCGGAATGGAGGCCAGAGTGCCGTTATCCATGCGGAGGTTATGCAGGGCATCTGTGTTTCTTTGCATGTCGAAAAGGAGCTCGCCAACACCCACGCCATCAGAGCGGTCGGGGAAGCTAACGTAGTCAGACTTAAAGATAGGACGCAGGCCAGAAGGGGAGATCCTAGATAGGTAAGTCCACCCAAGCACGCGGCCAGATGCCTTATGTATCCAAGCCACAACTTCGCGCTTCTTGGCGTTTATGTCTTTGCGGTCTTCATTCTCGTCAACCTTTTTGCCCACGTAAGCTGGGCCATAGTACTCAAGAATGACGTGTTTATTGTCGAGGTAGTCGATAGCATCGTAGCCATCCATGTCAGCCCTGTCGGACTTGATGGTGCTAGCGTTATCGGACTGCAGGTACAGGTTCTGGGAGAAGTCTAAGCTAAACTCCACAGCCTCTTGAAAGAAGGATTTCTGGCGTGCCTTCTCTTTGAGCTCTTCGCTGGACATGTAGCACTTTAGAACTACGCATGGGCAGTCCTGGGGATCTCTGTAACCCATGGGCATGGCGATATCTTCAGCCAGAATGCGGCGAATCTGAGGGGTTTCAAGATCCTCAATGATGTCCTCTTCTTTTTCAACAAAGCGCGTGTCAGTCCTGGTGCGACCAGTTGCCGTAGCTGGGTCAAAGTAGAGGGTCTCGGTGAGCTCAGGAGTAACGATAACGTCGCGGTATTCGCGCTGCGTCTTCTTCCAGTACACCTTGAGGTAACCAGATCCAGTGAGCACAACATCCCAAAGCCAAGCGTCAAACTCTCGGCGAGCTCCAAGCTTGCCGTTGGAGTATTTATAGATAACCCAGTCCATGAACTGCTTGATGGTTTCTTCCTTCTCTTGGAAGGCTTCCTTAATGGACTCAACAGAGAAAAATCCGTTGGGGTTTGAGAAGAGTTGCCAAAGCCTAGCGTGTGCTGCCTTGCCATAAGTGAGAGTGAGGGGCACGTGGAAGTTTGAGCCCCAGTCCCAAGGAGAAGTGCTTTCCACAGCGCGGAGATCACGCCAAGAAGCCTCAATAGCTTGCTTGCGGTCTAGGTTATCTCGCCTGGTATTGTCGTATTCAGTCCACGTCTTGCGTGCAAGATCTACAATGTACTCTTCATCTATTGAAGCGCTCGATAGCGTTTGATCTCGTTTCGAGACTTGTTCTACTGCCATATCCCTTGAACTCCCCTGTCAGGTTGATGCTAGAACTGGTGTCTAGTATCTCCTTATTTTCCCCAATTGTAAGTGCTATCTGGAGCACAGCGTCGATAAGATCATCACCCTTTTTAACTGGGCGACCTGTAGCATCACTGGATTTCTGGCCTTTGAACTGCGCCCACCTGTAATGCTCAATCTCTTTTACAAAAGCTAGATTATCCTCGTTTTCAAAAACATAGAAATCTGGACGCTCTTTTTGCCCTCTTTTTGTTACGCGAAGCCACCTTTTAAAGAGATCGATCTTTCCTTGGACGTTCTTAGGGGCAACTTCAACCCTTGGGCCACCAGCTCCCCTTGGACCAATCATCATCTCTAGCTCTTCGCGAACTGAGACCCTTCTAGCGGTGGGGTCCTTAAAGGACTTCTGCCACATGGGCACGCTGCTCGCGTTGTCTATTAATGTACGCGTGATGTTTGGCCGCAGATCTTCAGCGATCTCAAGCTGAGCCCTGCCCATAAGGATAGAGTCTGCGATCTCGTCAATCGTGCCATCAGCATAGAGGCTAGAGAGCAGGATCTTGGCGCCATTGGGAGCTAGTGCTATCCACACCACTGCCCACGGCTTTTGAGGATGCGGATCGATACTCTCGATAACTTGCCATCTGTAAGGAATGGGGAATGGCTCTAGAAGGTGGTGCTCCTGGCTCCAAGATTTAAAGATCATCCCAGACATCTGGACGAACATACCGCGAACCCGGGCGTTCTTTTCTTCTTCATCATAGAGGCTAGCTAGCTCTTCAAGCCGCTGCCTACCTAGAGACTCGTCACCGTTGCCGATGTTTCTCGCGTTAGCCCACTGGTCAAAGATGACGTACCACATGAGGGGGTGATTATCGTTATCCTTGATCTTCTGGAACTCTGAGAAGAGCCAGTCGCAGTTTAGAGGAGTACCAGTAAGATACATGCTCCCACCGCGATCCGTACAAGCTCGCCACATAGCTGCCCAGATGGTCCTTGGAGCTGGCTCATCAAACCAGACCAGGTCATAGTCGGAGCCTTCAAACACCATGGGGTCTTGATCCCACGAGTAGATGTCTGTAATGGAGCCACACGTCCAATATATGCGAGATATGGCTTTTGCCTGGTTACGCTCAACCTTCTTGATCTGCCCCTCAGACACCCATTCATCAAGCTTAGGCTCTAGGATCTTCACAGCATGGTTAGTGAAATCTGGCACGACAATGGCGGACTTTATAGGAGTCTTAGTCTTTAGAAACTTATGAGTGCCAGTATTCCACATGATGAACTCAACAACGCCAGCCGTGGTTTTACCACCCCTGTTACCTGCGAAGATAAAGCGGATGCGCTTGCTGGCTTTGTGGAACTGTAACTGGCCTGGGTGAGCGCCTTCAAAGTACGTATCTAGACGTTTCTTCCTTCTAGACTGCTTTAGACTTTGAACTTTCTGCGTAAACGCCACAAGATCCTCTTGTGACATTGACTCCAGTTCACTTGTCGTAATCTTCAGAGTCGTCAACTATCTCAATCCCCTCAGCAAGTAGATCCTTTTGAGCTCCGCGCACAATAGACATGAGCGCTTCTTTCTCAGTGTTTGGATCAACACGAGAGATCTCGTGCTTCTGTGTTGCTGTGTGGCCCCCCAGCGCCAAGAGATGCTTTAACGCATCCAGGCGATTCTTCTCTTTCTCCCCTGTAAATGCCACGCTTGCAAGCTCTGCTGCTGCAAACTTTGACACGCTGGAGAAGAAGGAAGTGGGGTCGAACTTGTCTGAGACTAGCTTCTCTAGAAGAGGGCGCATCTTGGCGATGTCTTTTCTAAAGTCGATGGCTGCGATCATGTCATCTTCGATTGTGGCATCTGTGAGGTAGTGATCTTGTTTGCCTCTGTGGCCCCGGATATTGTTATAGCCCTTCATCTTGGTGCGAGCTTGAGTAGCGGCTCTTTGCTTTAGCTTTTTGCCTTCAATATCTTGGTTGATTTCATCAAGTGAGCTTGTCGGGGGCTTTGGGTGTCTCGACATAATCTTTATTATGCACTGCAAGTGGCTTTTTTCCAATTGATCCTACACAATTAGACCAGGGGATGACTTACGAAGGATACCGCAAGTGGAATAGATGCACGGTCAAAGGGCCTAGTACTGCACCCGGTATAATAAGACAAGCCACATGGATGAATGAGAGGGTCCCAGAGAACCTCATCCACATCAAAAAGCACCGGGGGCTTTGGCATCTCTTAAAAGGGACACGCGTTATTGCAAGGCAGCCCGGTAAGCAAAAGGGACAGTCCTACTTTTTCGACTTCCTTGAGTTCCTACGATTCGCCAAAGGGGTATCAGCCCTCTATAAAACTAAGAAGAAAAGACGCAAGCCGCGATCTTTTGAAAAGCAAATGCAGTTCTACACCGCCTACTGGTATGGCCTGCAAAGGGAACAGGGGATCTACAATGAATCTAAAACCGTTAATGATGATGAGTATGCTTTTTATCAGCTCATGTGCAGGATTGACTCAAGTACTGCAAGAAGTTGGAAAGATTCCGGATCTGATGCCGAAGACTGGGGAGGGTACTCCGACGACGAAGACTCCGAACTTGATCGACGAGCTAGAGACGAAGCCCGTATTGACTTCATGCTTAACGAAGATACATAACAGAGGAGCTCCTCCTCTTCTCATCGTTAACGACATCATAAACGTGATCCGCGCCATGCCTCAATCTGCATTTGCCGTAAACGACGTCTACGATGTTTACTCATCCGTATACCCACAACTTGGCCCTTACACTTCTATGCGACACAGACGTGCGGTGCTTGCCGAGGTTTTGATAGTTTTGGGTGGCTTTGAGTCATCCTGGAACTACTCCGAAGGCAGGGACATGGCCGCTAACAACACGTCTGCGTGCACACAAGAGGCTGGCATCTTTCAAACCAGTGCCAACTCTGTGCAATTCGGCGCAGACCTTTTGCATCTGCAATATGACAAGTGCACTAACTATGTAGGCAGGACGCCTTGCGAGAAGTTCATCCCTTGCACCAAAAACGACAAGAATTTGGCGATTGAGTGGACGGCAAGACTTCTACGGCACACCGTGGCACACCATGGACCACTCCTAAGAAAAGAAATCCACCCTTGGCTGCGTCCAGAATGCGTTAAAGCAATAGAGGGGAACCTCTGATGCCTAGGCTTGCAATCATTGTGGGACATGAAGCCAAAGCCAAAGGAGCCACCGCAGTTGCGCCTCTTTCAATGTCGGAATACGATTACAATACGCTAGTCGCTGAAGACATGGAGGCTTATGCAAAAGAAGTCGGGCTTACAACACAGATCTTTTTTCGGGACAATGTTGGTATCGATGGGGTTGGCCAAGCAGCCTCAGCGTGGGCTTCTGAGTCCAATCTTTCAAGATGCATCGAACTGCATTTCAATGCGGCCACTCCAGAAGCTAAAGGCACAGAAACCTTATATGACACTCGGGAACCCGGAAATAAGAGGTTCGCTGAGACCATTCAAAAGTTCATGGTCGACCTTTTCAGATCATCTGATAGAGGTACAAAAGTTGTTGATATTGGAAGGGGCTCGTCAAACCTTAAAGCAGTAACCGTAGTGGGCTGCCTTGTTGAGCCACTCTTCGGGTCTAACTCTAAAGATGCTGCAAAGCTTCTAACGCAAAGGGTGGACTACGCTAAATGCCTAGTGTCAGCGGTTATTGCTGATATCAATAAAGAAGTGGCGACCAGGCCTCTTTAACACCTGTTTTCTTGGACTTAGGCTTAGCTTTAGGAGCCTTCTTAGCAGCAGGTTTCTTGGCTTTGGCTGGCTTTTTAGCAGTTTTCATTCTTTCAATTGTATTGATGTTTTGACATTGTGCAAGTGGGTCACTAGTCGGAGTAACTGGAGCCGTAAGGGGAACCAAAGCAGAAGTAGCCTCACAACTCTCTGCTGGCGTCGCTACAAACCCTTGCGGCTTTTTTTTAATAGAGGGATTTATGAAACATTCACAACCTATTCACAACTTCACTGGAATGAATTTAAGGATTTCCTTATGTCTATTTTTAGCCGTAAACAGCGCTATGGCTGGAGGCTCTAAGCGTCCAAGCGCACCAGTGCCCTCGCATCGCACTCCAAAGTCTGGAGCAAAGGTGTACAAGCCTGCTGGCCAGTGGGACATCAAAGGCATCTCCGACATTCCAAAGGGCGTTGGCTCTGTTGCCGTAAAATCTGGCGTGATTGTGTGGGATCTACAGGGCGCTGTGCTGGATGGCGAAAAGCAAAAGGGTAAGCTTGACGACAATGAAAACAATGAACCTCTGTTTCGCGCACGCGTGCCTTTGGTTGTGAAGAATGGCTTTGCTCGCAACGTGAAGAACGCCATGACATTTTTCGCTAAGGATTCCGGTGTTGAGAAGATGACTTTTACAGATTGTGGCGAGGACTGTATCGCGACCGCAAAGGGAAGGTCTTCTAGTGCACGCGCTTATGGCTTTAGGGTTATCGACTCCGAGATAATTGGAAGAAGCTCAGGCGACAAAAGTTTACAATTAAATGAGGCTAAGGACGCACGCGTAGAAGGCAATACAATCTACGGCGGTATCACCTGCATGCGCATTGGCGACAGCGACACCACGCAAGTCTCGGATGTGGCCATCGTGAAGAACAATCGCTATGTGGCTTGTGATACTGGCAACAACGCCTCCAGGATTACCGTCCACACTTCTGGCAACAAGTTTGAATCTGTGAATACGCCTTGGAAGGCGTCGAATGGTGCGGTGGAGAAATGAAATTGGAAGACTTGCTTGCAGTGTGCGAGGCGGCGACTCCTGGGCCTTGGCGGTCCAACGCAAACCCAATGAGAGATGATGGGAGCTTTGTTTATAAGGACGAGCCGCCAACTGGGAGTGGCGTGCGAAACTTGAATGGAGTTGAGTACATGAACCAACCGACGTCAATTATTCCAGTTCAACTTCCTGATAACGACGCATCCTTCATCGCGCAATTCAACCCAGTCGTAGTGTCAGCCATGGTGAGAGAGCTGATTGCGGCGAGGGAAGTCGAACTCGATTGCAGGCACGGCGATGCAAGGCTTGAATTAGATCTATGTCACGACATGTCTCGCTATTGGTGTACCTGTCAAACATGGGTTGACCGCGAAATGATCGCAGCCGTTGATCGATTGGATTCCGCACGCGCAGCTACAGACAAGGTATTAAAATGAGACGATTAGGCGACATGTTGGTGTTCTTTCTTGTGGTGCCCCTTCTTATCCCAGCATTCTTCATCGGGCTGTGGAAGCATGTGGGGCGCGAATGACTGAGGCTGAATACAAGCACTTGGTAAAGATAGCTCGCACTTTGGAAATATCAATCCAACAATATGACTACGCGAAGGTACCCATACACGCGGAGCTTGTTATAGAGAAGTGCATCGAGGACATCAAAGGAATACTCAACCAAGAGCCCCCAGCATCTCGCACCCCCGAACAAGAGCGTGAGTTTGCCAAATTCATCGATGAAGAGATTGCGCCTGAGATATGACTTTTAGCTCATTCAAAGAATTCTACCCCTTCTACCTATCGCAACACACGCGCACGTCCACAAAGCGCCTGCATTTCGTCGGCTCATGCGCAACACTCATGCTGCTAGCTTTCGGCAAGGTGATAGCCGCCATAGTGGCAGGATACGCCTTTGCTTGGATTGGACATTTCTTCTTTGAGAAGAATCGCCCGGCTACATTCACTCACCCGCTGTATTCCCTCATGGGAGATTGGCGGATGTTTTGGGATGTGCTGCGTGGGAGGGTGGAGTTGTGAAATACTTTAAGCTTAAGCATGTGCGTAAGTCTTTTGAGGCATCGTCCATGAGGGACTCTCGGAAGTCTGGGCTTGTCACTTTAAAGGAACTATCTGAGCGCACCGGGTTCACACAGCAATATCTGTCAGACGTTGAGAATAATAGGCGAATCATATCCCAGGATAAAGCCACAATCATAGAGGATGCGTTGAAAGGTTTACTCCAATGACTGAGTACCTCGGGAAGTGGTGGCGCTTGTATAACTACAAATGTGACGTGTCGGGCGACAATATATTGGCGCTGTCAGAAGTCTGCGATGAAGCATTTGAAGCTGGCTACAAAGAAGGCTCAGACCATGCCAGCGAAGACGCAGAAAAGTTATTTGAAGAACTGATACATCGGGGTCACGAAGCCGGTCGCCAATCAGTGATTGCGGAAGTGATGCCGGTGTTGGAGTTTTATGCAGCCGGGCACGACCACTCGCATGAATATTATTTGCAAGCCGATTGCGACAAGATACCAGTCGTGAAAGTCGTTAATCTTGTAGCTGAAATAAGGTCTGGAAAAACGGGCAAGCAAGTTTACGATGAAGCTATGACGCAAGAATTTAAATACCGCTCAGGCAAGCGAGCACGCGCTCTCCGCGACAAGCTTACGCCAAGTACACGTCCAGAAAACGTGTCGATGAAATCGGGAAATGAGGACACATGACTACACCCACCCCTCGCGACGTTGAGAAGGCTAAGGCGATAGTGGACTTGTGCGACTCGGTTGGTGTTGGCACCGATTGCCTTGTTTTGTATAAGTGCAACATTCAAACCGCCGTTGCCCAAGCCCTAGCCGCCGAGCGCGCTAGCTTGCCGGTGTCGGTTGAGCGCGAACTTAGTTCTAGCTGTGGATGCGATGGCACGTTTCGCTGCGCAAACTGCATAGCCCTCGCCGAATTGCTCGAATGGCAAAAGGGGGGAGAATGAGAGAGATAGTTTTAATGACTGAGTTGGGTGACATTGTGGTTTTAAGTTACTCACCAATACCAAGTTGGCTCAGTTTTTCACTATTTTTTGAAGGCCTAGAATACTTGGGTGAACTATGAAAATGAAATACCTACTCCTCCTCGCACTCGCAGCCTGCGGTATCCCTAAAGAGAAACCGCCAACTGTACCGCCTGTCACCACTACGCCACCAGAGGCACCTAAGCCCAAGGGCACCATTCGAGAGATACTCATCGAACACATTCCCGGTGGCGAGAACTCCACTTGCTTTACTTGGGATCAAAACCCAGAGCCTGATGTGAATCAGTATAACCTCTACATCTCAACAGATGGCGCAACGTGGGGAACTCCAGTCGTGACTGACACCCTCAAAGCCTGCTCAGCCTCTCTCACTCAAGGTGAGCAATACTATGCAATGGTAACGGCCACTAACACCTCTGGCCTAGAGTCCCTGCCATCTGAAACTCTCCCCTTCCGCGTTGCCTACATCATCTCCGATATCGACTTTAAATCCACTCAGCTTGTTGGGGGAGAAATGCAGATGAGCATCGAGGGTCCAGAGCACCTTATGGTAGCAAACGAAGCCATCGTGCAGTGGTCCGAGGACCTTGTGAATTGGATCGATATACCCGTGAGATGGGAGTTTCTAGACGGCGTGCACACCTGCACAATCGCGACCATTGACGCCTCGCGAGCCTTTTACCGCATGGGGTTTAAGTGGTAAGCTAGCCCTGCAGTGAAATACGAGAACTCTAGCATCTATCGCACCCAGCTTGGGGATGACTTTTACTCAGTGAACACTAAGCCTAAGAACAAAGTGCACCTTGCTCTCAATGATAAAGAAGTCGTGTGCAAAAGTGCGCCATATAACAATGCCACCTTTGTGG